TGCAAAAAACCTTCAACAGCTTTAGGAACTCCTGTATAACCTTTTCTTGAGTGCCAACTATCTGTACCACTAGGCGACCTCATATATTCTACTGTTACGCCTATAAAATCTTTTGCATCTCTCCATTTATGCTTTACCTTATGATGTAAATGATGTAAATACCAGTATCTATACTTTGTATTGCTCCACATTTTTGGTTTTTCTTGTGCCATAAGAAGAGGTAAGTTGTCCATCTTAGCACCATCACCATGCTCTAATCCTATTAAGTTTTGACCATATTGATAATATTTTCTATATGCAACGCTAATATCAAAATTAACTTCAGCATCATTTCTAAACCAGCTTTTTAAAGCATGTGCTAAATGAAAACCACTTTGATAATCATGATTACTCATACAGTGTGATACATCTACAGGAGCAACTTCTCTTAAAATTTCTACACACTTAACATATAATTCTAAGGCAAACTCAAAATGCTCCCACCATTTACCATCAACATCTTGTATTGTGCCTTTTGTAGTTTTATTATATACATTATCTATATGTAAAATATCGTTTCCTATGCAAAATAAAATCTTTTCTATATTAAACCCTTCTGATTTAGATATAAGTCCTTCTAACCCTTCTAAAACACGCATACAAGCAGTTTCTACATCATAACCATTGCCTGTTTCAACTTTGTTTGCATATTTACCTATATGTATGTCTGCAGGATTAATTACTAATAAATGATTTGCGTTTTTATCTCTTCTTATTTTAGAGTAGTATGGACTGTGCTTTTCTATAAAATCTGATACACCATCAAGTATATCTTGTTTTATTCTCTTGTCATCTTCTTTTGTAACTATGCTAAACCTGTAATCACCACTAGCAGACTGCCAGTGTTTTACAGACACTACATCTTTTTTATCTATACCTCTTTCTTTTAAATGTAAATCTAGAGCTGTGTTACCATTAAAATTACTTGTGCTTTCTGCTCTGCTTTCATATATCATTTCAACCTCCTCCTCTGACAACCTAATTCTTTTGCCATATTTTGTGGACATGTGGGTTTATTTATTGGTTATGAAACAAATATATACAAAAAACATTCCAATAAATACACAAAAATGGGATGTTTTTAACACCCCATTCTTGATACTAAACACTAGCTTGAAAACAAAGATGAGAGAACTCATCAGTGTGCAAAGATAATTATTTTTTTTAATTATCTTTTAATTATGAATTATTTTTTTTCCAACAAATTATATAGTATAACAAGTGCTATTAATCCTACTACTCCATTATCTCCTAGTACATTAATAACATCCATTACGTTACCAATAACAGACATTCCCATTACAGGACTACCAAATAAAATTTCAGCCATTACGCCAAAAGATAGTAACCCTACAAATAAAGATGTCATTTTACCAATAAAATTATTTACCATACTAAATACGTTTTCCATTTTTTTTTATTTTAATTAATATTAGGTTAATATAGCCAAATTACTGGACTGGCTTTGTCCGAGTCTATGTCAGTATGTATGAACGACTTGTGAAGTCCAAATCTTTCAAACCCTGCATACACTAGAGCATCCATCATTTTTGCTCTAGTTACACTGTCAGTACACTGTATGTCTACTGCTAAACCTTTTATGTGTGATGAGGTTGGATTTTTTTTGCTTTCTGGATGATTTTTACATCTGTAACCACTGTTTACAACAAATTTTGTTTTCGCATGTTCTCTAGCTTTATCTAACATTTCTAAGAGTTCTGAATTTATGTTGTTAGTATCACAACCACACTTACATGTAAATTCTTTTCTTTTAAAATATTTTAATTTCATTTTTTGTGTTTATCTATAATTTCTTTAAAAAATGTTTCAAACTTACTTTTTATCTCTTCTTCTATTTTAATTTCTTCTTTATCCTCTTCTCCATAAGTAAATTTAATTACCATTTCTTTTTCTTCTTGCTTTACCATAATCTCTAGTTCTCCTGTATTATGAAGCTCTGCCATCATTTCTTCTGTAAAGTGAAAATGAAAATCATGTTCTTCATCTCCATAGTATTTCTTTTTCTTAGCCATATTATTTTCTTTTTTTTCTGTATTTTTCATTGGGTGGTCTTTTGGTAATAAATCTGTATCATGTTTACCACTTCTATATTTACCATTACGCATTACAAAAAGAAATGAATTTACTCTTGCTATCGCCCATTGTTCTGGACTTTTAACAGATTCTCTTACACTTTCTGGATTTGTGTAATAAGCACCTACTCCTCTTTTAAAAACTTTTTCTAATTTTGCAACAGTTACTTTTGGATTCCACGCAACATCTTTATCTTTTACATCTTCGTTGTGTTTTTCCATTTTGTTTTTTAGAGTAGTTTTTGTTTTTTCACTTATCTCGTATTTCTCTTCGTTTTTATAGATATTTTTTTCTTTATCTATTTGTTCTAATTTTTTTATAGCCCAGTTTATACCAGAAGTTCCTCCCCAGCAATCCCAAGCTATACCCCCACAACCTTCCTCGTATGGTACGTCTTTGTTTTGTTGATGTCTTTTGAAAGAAGCCATACGAGCAATCGTTGACCTCGATAAACTCTCTCTGTTCTTGAGCTGATTGGCTCTTGCAAAACCTACAGAAGTTAGGCAATCGTTCGGATTATCGTTTTCTTCTAACCACTTCAAAGCTCTTTTTGCGTTATTAGTAGCAGATTGTGGGTAATCATTATATGTCTCTTGAGCATAATAATCTTTATTAGCTTCTTCACATTGTGATTTAGAATCATACTGACATTTGCCAGTTTCTCCAAATTTCCATTTACCATTTTCGCATTTATAACAAGGCATAATTATTTTTTTATTTTTTCAAAAGACCTACCACCAAAGTAAGCACCAATTACTGTAATTAAAACTAATTGTAAAAGGTCAACATAAGAATCTTTTACATTAAAGTTTATAGCACCTGCATCAATAAAAATCATTAACACTGTAGATATAACTAAAAAAACAAGAACTAAAGGTCTTATGTTTTTAGACAACCAGCTATCACTATTCATATCTTGTGACCATCTTGCAGTTACTTCTTTTTGCATTTGTGTTTCAAAGTTAGTTACCATTTCTTCTATCTTTCTTTTTGCTTCTAATCTTTCTTCGTCTGTAGTTGTTAAATTATCTACAACGTCACCAACTCCTTTTACTAACTCTGTAGCTCCACTGCTAAATATTTTTCCTAAAATACTCATTTACTGTATATTCTATCTTCTATTCTTTCTAGAGTTTTTTGCATGTCTTTTATATCCTCTTGCGTTTTTAATATAGTATTTCTAATTAATTCATCTTTTAATTCATACTCTACTCTAGTTATTTCTTGTTTTGGTAATGTTTTAGCTTCTGCTATGTCTGCTTTTAGTGTAAAATACATAGTTGTAACCATAGCTATTGTAGCCCCTATACTTATAACAGTTTCTAGGGTTAGTTTAACTTTTGTGTTTTTACCTATTTCTGTTGCCATAATTTTTATATTATGTGCTTACTGCTACAAATTCAACATCTACAGAGTCAGTTGCACTATTTGATTGTGCTGCTATCGCTTCTATATCAGCAAAAGTTGCTGCTCCAGTAGCTGTAGTTGCATCTACACCTGCATCAAGCAATAAAATAAACTCTCCTGCTTTGATTGTAAAATATATATAATCTGCACCATTATACACTCTTAAATTTAAATTATGTGAGTCATCTAAATTTGTAATTCTAAAATAAGCATAGTCAGCTTTTACTATTTGACCTTGACCATCTACAGTTGAAAGCCCTAATATATTAGTCCAAGAACTTCCTTCTTCTCCTTTATTGGCTATACTCATAACTCTTTGCGAAACTTCTCCTTGAGATGATACTGATTTTGTTGTTGTATTGCCATAAGAAACACCATTTAAACTGTAGGTTTCTGTTAATGTTACTGTTATTGTTGATGGGGTTACTGTTGTTGCCATATTTGTCTTTTATTTTAGTATGTATATGTTTGTATTGTTAAGTTAAAGTATAAAGAAGAACCTGCACTTGCTTCTTTAATCATTGGAAATAAAATATCTCCTGCTGCTAATGTTGACCTTGTAATTGATGTTTCGTTAATAGCTACTAATTTATTATTACTTGCAAGTCCTGTTACTGCAATTTCATCTATGACTACTGGAACTAAGTTTGTAGTCACACCTGCTGCTGGTGTTACTGCACAGATTGCAATAGTTACTACATTACTACCATTGCTTTGTACCCAGCCATAAACTCTATTAACATTAGATGCTTCAGGAATGATATGTCCTTGACCTACTCTAAATATTGCAGATGGAGTCAAACTACCACTTGCAACCACACTGTTACCATAATCAATATCCATTTGGTATGGTGATTTGTTATCAGCAATATCTTCTCCATATGCGTAGTTTGTCGTTCCTGTAGAATAACCTTGCATTTTGTAGTTAGTAACGCCTAAAAGAGTTTTATCTATATAAACTAAATTACCATCTTTTAATGTACTGCCAGTACCTTCATTTTTGCTTAATACAGTGTCATTAGTAGCATCTTCAAACCCTTTTGGATTATGCCTGTTTTCGTCAGTTAAGTTTTTATGTTCGTTTGCAGCCATATTTTTTTTATTTAACAATCATCACAAGGACAAAAATCTTTCCAACTTAAATAATTTCTGTGTCTAGTGTAAATACTATCGTACATTATTATACCATGATTTTTATATGTAGAACCTGTATTAGGTCTGTTTGAGTCATATGTAGGGTAAAGACCATTTTGGTCATCATCTTGCATATAATCTATCATATCTTTTAAATATATTTCAGCTTTTCTATAAGTGTCTTGCTTATAAGCGTTTAACTCAGCAGGGTCTACTATAGTTGCAAATTCATCAATATTATGTACAATACCAGCACTTGTGCTATTACTTTGCACTTCGTTTATTACCTCAAATCTTACATACCAACATAAACATCTAGTAAGAAAATCGTCTACTAAAGTTTGATTGTTTGTAGTTAAAGTGCCATTATTGTGTTGTGTTTTAATTTCTTCATAAAACTTTTTACCTAAAGCAGGTTTTATATGTGCTAGTTCAGCTAATAATATAGTATTATTAGAAACTAATGCTGGGTCAGTGTTTGCATTTGTAAAACTATTACTTATAACTTCTGCTGCAGTAACTAAAGGTATATATTGATTTACGTTTGCCATATTATTCGTTTGTTGTGTTTACTTCTGTAACTTGTAGACTTTCATCTTCATCAGCACCCTCTTCATCATCTCTTGTTACGATTATTTGTTCTCTATCTGTTAGAAACATATTACCTTCTTTTAACATAGGTAAATCTTCATCTAACATTCTTCTTTGTTCGTTTATTGTAAGGACTTTTGCAGGGTCAATTTGAGTAGCAAAACTAATTGGTGGCTCATATTGAATAACTAAATCTTCTGGTAAAAATCCTAGTTCTTTAAATAATATTTTTTTTAATCCTGTTAACAACATGTCAGAAGTATCTTTAATTACAGTAGTCATAGCTAAATCATAAGCTATTCTTATTTCACTACCTGTATTATTCATTTTACCACTAGATACTAAACCACTAAGTGATGGTTGCCATCTGTGTGCTGTAACAATATTTTGGTCTGTTATTCGTTGTAAGTCTATCCAACTACCTTCTTGGTCATCTTTGATAATATTTACATTTGCAGGAGAAGTGTCTCCATTTTTTACTATAAACATTATTTTACCATTGTTACCATCTCCAACGAATTTTTTTTGTGCTTCTTTAACTAATTTTTTAGCTTCATCTTCTCCCATGTCACCACTAATTTCTACAATAGCAGAAGGTTGAAAACCATTTTTAAATTTTGTGTGATTCCATTTACCAATCTCATAATCTACTGCTACATGCTCTAAAGCTGCAACATAATCAGGTAAGCCATAAAACTGAAATGTTGGCTCATAATCTTTAAACTGAACAACAAATCTATTTCTTGCTGCATTAGGATAAATAGGAATAATTTGAAGTTTCTCTTTCATTGTGTTGTACTTTGCCCAGTCAGGATGTACATAAACTTCTTTTTTGTTTTTAGACATTCTTACAGTAGTAGCATCTAAATGATATAAGTTTAGTCCTCCATCATATAAAACACCTTCTATGTAAGCATTACCAAATGTATAATAATCGTCTGCTAATTTTTTAAAAACATCTCTTAATGTTTCCCCATCTGCATTAACATCTTTTATATAATCTTTTATATCTTCATTGTTAGTGACAAACTTTGCACCACTTGTAAATATAGTTTTTTGTGCTAAAACACTTCTGTGTGTTGATGATTTTCTTTTTAATTCTGCTAAATATTGAGGAAAAAGATTATTTGTGCCAAAAGGAATAAATTTAGTTCTTATTCTTGATAAGTCTAATGGCTCTTCAATATGTTCTGGTATAGCTAAATTAAATACTCCAAACTCAAAAGTATTACTCTTTTGATTTTGTTTTATTTGATTTCTTCTTGCTTGTTTTCTTTGGCTCATCTTTTTTAGTTGTAGTTGATGTTTTTTCTATAACTCCAGTCATTCCTAATTCTTCATAAGCATATGCTAACTCTTCTTGAGTTGCACTGCTCCAGTCTATTTTAAAATCGCCTTTTACAGAAATTCCAGATTCTAATTTTGATTTATATGTTCCCATAAATGTATATATTTTTAAACTTGGTAAATCTACTATTTTTTCTTCACATCCACACATAGTTAAAAAAACATATTAATAGGAAAGTGTTAACTTTTACAAACTAAGTTCAACCTATTATTATATTTTATTATGTAGTAGTTGCAGTTGTACCTGATAAAGTAACTGTACCTGTATAAGTTCTCGGTAATTCATACTGAGTACAACCTATAGTAACAGTTAAACCATTATCATCTGCAAACGCTTGACCAGTTCCTCCTTCCATAGTCATTAATTTTGCAAATGTTTGTGGTCTTGTTCCTATATGGTCTGCTGCAGGTATGTCTAAACCAAAGTCACCACCTGTTAAAGTATCACTGATACCTAAAACAAAATAAGTTCCATTTGTGTCTCTTGCAAGAACTTGTAAACACTTACCATTAAAAGTTTGTAAAGCATTTATATTATCCAAATCTATTTTTGGAATCATAAAGCTAACTGCACACTCATATGTACTAACACCCATTTCAGTGTTACCTGTTACTGTCATTTGACCTGTTTCAATTTTAAATTCGTAAACACCCCAATCTGCATTAGCAGGTCCACTTTTTTGTATAGATGTAACAGAATGAGTACCAGAACCTAATGCTATTTCATCAGGACTTCCTGTAGAGTTCCATTCTCTTAATAGTATGAGGTCAATCCCACCTGTTGCTTCTATATCAGGACATGTTATTGATAATCCACTTGTTAACGCCATTTTTATTTATTTTTTTAAGTTATTATTATGCTGCTGTTGTAGCTTTGTATAAAGCAGATGGAGTTGCATCTGTATAATAAGCTATAGTACCAATATACTCTCTTGGTAACTCATACTGTTTTGCCATTAAGTTTACAGTGATTCCATTTTGGTCTGTGTAAGCAGAACCAGAACCTCCTTCCATAGTTTGTAAATGTAATTGAGTTTGACTTCTACTTGCTACTTGTGAGTTCGCATATTTTTCACTAACACCTAAAACAAAAGGTGTACCATTACCATCAACTGCAATACCCATCATACCACAACCAGTTATAAGATTTTGTAATTCATGAAACTTAGTGTTTTTCATTCTTGGTAAAGTAAAAGATAAACCACACTCAAAAGTTGTAGAACCATTTTCTCTAGTAGCATTAACAGTCATGTTTGCTTCTTGATTTTTAAACTCAAATAAATACCATTCAGCAGGATTACTGTTATTTAATATAGAGTCTATGTCATGCTCTCCAGCACCATTACCATATACTATAGCATCATTGCTATCCCAATGTCTTAAAAGTATATGTTTAAGACCACCAACCTGTTGTAAGTCAGCACAACTTATAGCTATTCCTTTGTCTATTGCCATATTATTGTAATTTAAAAGTTAATTAAAAGTAATTAAGAGAGGGTTTTTACACCCCCTCTTTTATTACATTATTATTGTTTTGCTATAACCCACTGAACAAGTGAAGGGTACAAGAATTGTACTCCTAACTTGAAGTAACCTCTAAAGAACATTTTTTCTTCTAAATCATCATAGAATACTTTAAATGAACCTTCTGGGTCAGTTACATCAGAACCTATAATTAAGTTGTCAGTTGCACAGTAGCAAAGACCATTTGTATAATCTGTACCAGATACATCAAACATTGTTGGGTTTAAGTCTGCAGTAATAGTATCCCACTCGTACATAGGCACTAATTGCACCCCTCTAAACTTAACAACTAATACACCATCAGCTTGATTAGTGATTGCTAAGTCTGCAGAAGTACCTTCTAAGTTTTGTAAGTAAGCATTGTATATTGCTGGTGATACAAACATTTTCTTTGCTTCAACAGGTACTTGCTGTAAAGCTGCAGGAGCTTCATCATAAGCTCTTCTTATAATAGATAAAGATTCTAAAGCAGTTGGTGCAGTAGAGTCAGTACAAGTTACTGCTCTTTTTGCTCCCTCAACAGTTGCGTCATCACCCATTAATTTCATCCATCCTGTTACACCTTGATAGTTTGGAGAAGAGTCATCACCACCCCAAGCTAATCTTACAACATCTTGAGCAATACCTTTTACAGCACGATTTAGGATTGCATCTGCTAATAATGTACCTTCTACATTCATAACATCTACACCATTTCTATACATTTCTTCAATGTAAGTATCCATGAACTCGTCAGTACATTGCTCTAAAGCAACTCTCATTCTACCTGCAGTGATAGTTTTTTCATCAATATTAAACTGAGTTTCACCACTTGCTGAAGAACAAGTTGTATATTTTTGTGTAATTTTTGTTAGAGCAGCAGAAGTAAATACATTCATTTTATGCTTAACATTAGGTATAACTCTATAGTTACCCATAATATCATCACTTCTAAATACTGGCTCATAAAATATTTCGTTTAAATTCGCACCTGAATAAGTTGCGAAAGTTCCTTTATTTGCTACGTTTGCCATTTTCTTTTTATTTTTTAATTATTAAATTTATTTCTTACTATTTGAGCCATTGCATTATAAAAGTCAGCATTAGCATCTACTTTCTTGTTTTCTACAACTGCTGGGTCATTTTCAGTTTTAATTTCTGTACCTACAGCATCTGCTTTGTTTAATTTTGTGTTTAATGATTCTACTTCATTAGATAAAGTCTCATTAGTTCCTTTTGCAGAAGCTAACTCCTCTTCTAGTGAAGCAATTTTTTCTGATAACTCTATATTTTTAGTTTCAAAGTCAGAAATTTTATTCATAATTTCTTCTTTATCACCAACATTAACAGTTATCTCTTCTTTAACAACATTGTCAGAACTCTTTGCATCAGACTTTACTGTTGCAATGATTTCTTCAACTTTGTTGTTAAACCATTCTTTTAACTCGTTAGTCATTTTTTTACTTTTTATGTTATTACTTAATTTATTTTCTATTTGCTCATTTGTGATGTTCTTAAATTTAGACACATCATATTTTGCAGCTACCTTTATTGCATCAGATATAGTGTCTACAAAACCTAATTCATATGCTTCTTCAGCACTTAACCAAGTTTCTTCATCCATCATATCAGATATTTCATTATATGGTAATCTTGTTTTCTTTACATATATGTCAGTAAGTTCTTTGTTTATTTTTTCTAGAGTTTGAGCAGATTTACGCATTTCTTTTGCATCACCCATTGTTCCTCCCCATGCGTTGTGTATCATGAATAAAGAGTTTTCAGACATTACAACCTCATCTGCACCAAGAGCTATAATTGTAGCAATACTAGCAGCTATACCTTCTATATATACTGTAGTTTTTGCTTCTCTTTTCTTTATTAAATTGTAAATCGCCATTCCATTAAACACATCTCCACCTAAGCTATTTATTCTAAGATTTATAGGAGTGTTTTTTAAATCTTTAATTTCTGAAATAAAGTCTTGAGCTGTAACGCCATAATCCCCTATCTCATTAAAGATATAAACATCTGCAGATTTATCTGCTTTATTTTCTATGTTGTACCAGTTATTTTTCATAAATGCAAAAATAGATTAAAATCTATTTTATATTTACCTAATTTATCTACAAAACTTTTAATATGATATATTGTTCATTGGAATTGACTTCTTTCTTTCTTTGTACACTATATTTTGTGCTTGACTTTCACTTATTTCATATTTAATTGACAAGTCCATAAATGTATGTGTTCTATTACCTTTATTATGTACTAGCATTTTGTCAAAGTCAGCTATTATCATATAATT